CTTTATACCATATTTTAATCGGAGAATCAACTGAAGAAACTGCGTCTCTTGCTTTAGATAGGTTTAAATATTTTTCTAAAATATTTCCTTGTATACCACTTACGGATCCAGAATCATCAACTACTACAACATGTACTGCATCATTCTTACCATTTCTTTGAAGTGTATAATCAGTAGTTTTTGGTTTTTCCGCGATTGATTTCCAGAAAATAGTAGAATTTTCTAGATTCAAAGTTTGATTATTATACCAGTCACTTATAGATACAACGCTCAAATCAGTTGGTTCGGCAACTTGAGTAACAGAAATTAAAATACTATCATTGTCTCCAACACCAGTTACAGTTAATATGATATTATCAGTTACATCAACACCACCAACTTCAGAACCTAAAATTGTAATTGTGTCTTCAACTTCATATTTTATTCCAGGTGTATCAACATCAAATGCAACTATATTCCCATCACCATTTCTTTCGATGGTAAATAATGCTCCAATTCCAGATCCTGAAGTAGTTCCTGTTAATCCACTATAAGTTGCCGCAGTACCAACAGTAGTACCTGTTCCAATAATTGTTTGAATATTACCACCACCTCCAATCAATGATCCAGGAATTAAAAGTTGATCTGTAGATTGATAACCAGAACCACCATTAATTTGTGTAACACTACTAATTCCACCACTAGAATTTCTTGTTACAGTAAAAGATGCTCCAGAACCAAAACCACCAATTATTCCACTTGATATTCCGGTATATACTTCATCTGCTTCACTTAAAATTACTGATCCACCACTAAAGGAAAATGCATTAATAAATCCTTGAGCATTTGCTAATCCTAGTGGATCTCCAGAATTGTCAATAAAATAAAGAGTATCGCTAGTCTCAAATGATGATGCACTATCACTTTCGGAGTAATTTATAAATGTTTCTACTCCATTATTAGATACTCTTGATATTACTTTAACATCTATTGAACTGTTATTATTTGAAGGATCATTTACCAATCCAGTAATAATTCCTTTTAAATATCCAGTAAAAGAACTAACTGTTCCATTTCCTGGTATTTGAACATTTAATGCAGTTGTAACGGCGAGACCTACAGTTATATCTAAATCATTTAAATTTGCTCCACCTAAATTAATAATTTGATCTGCTTTATCGTCAATAAAACATACTTTTAATTTATTTGCCCAAGATCCAGGATTTTTTGCGGAAAAATAAAATGTCTGATTATCATTATCAGAGTATTCAGAATTATAATCATCAAAGTTTTTTATTTTTAAATTAGTTGAAGCTGCTCCTACTGCGGCATTTGAATTTACTAAAGATGTATCATCTGCTCTTACTACTTTTAAAATTCCACCATAGGAGAGATAAGATGAAGCACTCATCCAATACTCATATTGATTATTTGCAATTGATGGTTTGCCAAAGATTTGCAGTAGATCTCGTTCTGTGGTTATATTTACAGGTTCTTCCACCGGACCTGTAGAAAATGGTCCTGCTATAGCACCAATATTATCTAAAACGTTTTCTGCTCTACCTACGGTAAGATCAACTTCCCTAGTAATTATACCAGGAGATAATTGAGGAGTAGCCATTTTTTTCTCCTAAAGGTCTCAATTTTACTAAAAATATTTATGTTTAATAAGTTTTTAACGACTATAATCCCACATATATGACATATCACCATATTCATCAGTAAACCATCGGTCACCGTCTTTATCCACAAATGTATTTTCTTCGTTTATTCCGTCAACTATAAATCCAAACGGTGACATATCTTGATCAACTTGATTTTTTTGTTCTTCATATATTTTTTTTCTTATATCTTGGTCGGTTAGTTCTTTAAAATAATCTTGAAGAATTAACCAAGAGTACATTACTAAGCACATAACTAGGTCATCATTTCTTCCATCTTCTGCTTCAAATGAATTTCCTTTTTGAACAAAAGTCGTTAACTCATTTATTATTTCAAAATCTGTAAATATTATTTTATTATCTTCAATTAAAGTTTTTAAATTTAAACACCCAACTTTTTTGGTTGTTTTGGACATCTTTACGCCGAGTTGAACTTTTTTCCCTGAAAATCCTTGCCCCAAAATTTGTCCAGCCCTACCTCGCATTGAACTCATGAGTAAATTTGGATATTCTAAGTCATAATGAAGTCCAGCAGCTACTTGATCACCAACATCATTAACCTCACAAAGAATATATGCTTTATTATATGATAATGCAATTTCTTTTATTATTTGTGGGAATAATATAGGTCTTATCTGATTATTTCTATATTTTGATACTACTTTATGTGGAAATTGTGACACATCAATTACTATAAATGCCGAATAATCTTTTTCAACTCCACGAGCAACATCCACAGTAATTACATAAGTATGATCTTCTTGCGGATCTTCATAAACATCTAATCCAGCACTTGAATTTTTGGGATTATCAAATACTAATCTGTTTAATATTGGACCAGATATAAGAGTATCTGAAGAACCTAAAAATAAACACTCAAATTCTTGTCTCCATTGACTTTCACTTGTGTTTGCAATTGTAGATCTTTTAAATTCTTCATCTCTTCCTGGGATATCAGTCCAATGAACTTCAATTGGAATATATTCATTTTTTTTCTTTTGAGCATCATCCCAAAGACGGTAGAAATGATTCATACCATATGGAGTACTTACAACAATAACCTTAGATGATTGCCCAGATGTAATTACGGGATAAACTGAACTAAAGAAATTTTCTGCAACAGTATTTGGAACAAACGCAAATTCATCCAAAAAAATAATATTATATGTTCCACCTCGTATTGATGATGCTGATGTTGAGGCTGCAGTGATTCTTGACTTATTTTCAAGTTCTAAGGATCCCTTGTTCCACGACAAGACGCCTTGTTGCAACCACTTGGGCAAATTCTCATAACCTGTTTGAAGGCGCGTTAGAAGGTCTCTGGCAGTGCTTGCTTTGTTTGCTAGAATTGCGATATTTGTATTATCATTGAAGATTGCATAATGAAGAAGATACGAAACTACGACCGTACTTTTACCAGACTGCCTAGGTAACTTACAAATAGTAAATCTATTTTTATGAAATGTATTCACCATTTCTTCTTGAAATGAGTACATATCAAAAGATTGTAGTCCGTGATCCAGAGTTACAATTTGAATATATTTTTTGGCAAAGTATACTGGATCTTCAGCACACTTAATCCATTCAAGTACTTGATCTTCCGTGAATTCAATTTTGGTATTCGCTTTCTTGAGAAGTGGATTACCAAGATAATGTTCTTCAGACATAATTTAGTTACACTACCATTTTACTTTATTAGCCCAGAAAGCAGCAGACATTTTCCCTTTTGCTATATTTTTTGCGTGTCTTGTTTGAAATCTATTCCTTCTGCTTGCGTATGCCTTACTTTCATCCTTTTTCTTCGGAGAACCTTTTACTCCGCGTTGTCCAAAACGAATAAGTTTTTCTTGTCCGTCAGAACATGCCTTAACTACATGAGATTTGCCAGTTTGCGAATCACCGACTGCTTGTGCCTTTGGTTTGTTGCACGGCATCTCAGACTTTTTTTCCTCTGCTATTTCAACCTCCTCTTTCATTTCACGTTCTTTTCGTTTTGCTGCTACCTTAGCAAGAATTCTTTTTCTTGCTGCTTCACGTTCGGATTGAGGAATATCAATGTTAGTTAGAGCGCCAACCCTTTCTCTAGGTGGTTCTATTTGTCTTTCTTCACCCATAGTCTTCACATAATTTTTATTGGAACCCAATTTTCCAGCATCACCACCTTTATATGCATAAACTATTGGTTCTCCTGGTTTAAAATCAGCGACTCTATATGTCATTACTCTGGAACTTGGATAAATTTTTTGTATTTCATCAGAAATTTCTATTCTGCTTGGAATTTTTGCTTGGGGAAAAAATAATTGTATAGTGTAATATTTTCCTCTCCAAGATAAGGTAACAAAAATATTATTTCCAGTTTGTGCTTGAAGTCTTACTGCTTCATTTACATCTTTTTTCTTTTTTATTTTTACACATTTATCTTTTCCATTCTCAGTTCCAGCATACTTATAACCGTCCCAACATGCTTTTCCATCAATACCCTGCTCCTTTCCCTCTTTATTTTTGGATTCCGACCAAAAAGGATTTTCTTCTTCAATACTTCCAGATTTTATTATATCAATAAATTCTGCATATACATTTCCGTTTGCATCTCTTACTATATTACTTTCTTTTTGAGTCTCCATTTTTTTCAATTTTGTATAATAATCGGGTTTCTCATCTAAATGTTGAAGTGCAGTAATTCTTGCGGAACTTTTGCTTGTAGTGTGTTCAAATTCAACTTTAGTTCCAATTTCTAATTGCTTTTTAATTTCTTCTACTGATACTCC